TCTTGACACTTCCTAAGAATGGGTTAACCTCTCCCAAGAAGCGACCCCATGTTGATTGAACATTTTGATCAAAAAGCAATCTGGAAGCTATGAAAGAGATTTGTCGCTTAACATAAATCAGCATTCGGCGAACATTGATTCTGTCTAGGGCGGAAGGTGTTACTTGAAGTGTCTTCTGTCCAAAAATCACAATTCCTTCTGCTGGGAACTGGGCAATCGGATTAATGTTTGCCGTATAAAGATCGTCACGGTTATCCGAAGTCAGTCGTTGTCGAACATTCGTTACTGGAATGCCGGCACTACCTTCCGTCAAGCCGCCTCGGGTAAACCCAGCAGGAGCAAACCAGAGCTCGCTAGAAGCCTGACTGCTAGCGAGGGTACCAAGCACAGCCACACTTGGGGGAACCCATAGGGAGCCTCCTGTGGTGACTGTATCGGTGATTTGAACCCAAGGATAGTAGGCACATCCGTAGCTATTGTTAATGTTTCTGTTATTTAGGTTTGTAATCGTTTCAGATACAGAGCCTAGTCGAGCAGACAAGCTCTCTGTAGATTCTGTCTCTGGCTCATAGCCACCCTTCAAGTCAACTATCGCCAAGGCATCGCCTCGGGTTTCAGCGACATCAAGAAGCTTGCCCGTGAGTGCCTCGTTGGTAACACCAGGCATAGAGAGCATATTACACTGAACCACATCAGGGTCAGCTACTGTATTTATGGCTCGCTCAATAGAGGCATAGGCATAGTCAGAGGGCGATGTTTGGTTTAATAATAGTCGATTAGCAAAAGGCTCTCGTTCGAGGATATCAACACCCTCAAAGCCACCTTGTAGCATTGTCGTGAACTTGTTAAACCCAGCATCGAGAACTGACTCGTAAGTATTTCCTGCCTGAGCCGTGATTGAGGAGCCGGAAGCACGAGAACCGGATATCCATGTGCCCAAAACACCATCGGCATTAGAGCCGGAAACATCGTCAAGGGTGAATACCCAGGAGTAGTTCAGCGAACCAGTAACACCTAGATTATCAGCATTTCCTGGCTTACGACGAACATAGTCTACAATATCGCGTTGGAGGCGACTACTGTTGGCGACATTCGTTGTTGCTCCAAAGTATACATCTTTCTGATTTATAAGTGATGAATCATTGCTGTTTGTTTTCGTCGGAATCTCAGGGAATTCGAAAGAAGCGGTGAGAGCAAGTGTTCCCACATTCACCTTCTCGGTACCATCAGCTAACGAGCGAGGGATACTGCTGCCGCCGACAACATAGCTGTCGAATGACCCTGTCGAGCCGCTCACTGTTTGGAAGGCTTGGTACCTAGTTGGTCCATATACTCCAAATGGTAAGAATTTAGGATCGGTTGTGCCGGCATCCACAGAGGAATCCAGTACAACCCGGATGTATCGGGACTGATTTACATAGTTTCCATAAGTCTGATATCTCTTATCGTCGTCATCCCACACTCGATAAGAATCGCCGACTCTTCGAGCAATGAAATCTGGGGAGTTTGGATTTAAGTTTACATCACTAAAAGTCTCTACTGGAGAAACTCTTGCATCGGAATCTGTTGCTTTTCGAACCTGGACCGAGAAAGTGCCGTATGGCTGATCCTCGTTAGGGGAAGCTTTGATGCTAGTGATTGAGATCTTAAGATTGCCTTGAGCCCACTCTCCACCAGAAAGTGTCTCGAATTTAAAAAGCTTTTGTTTCGCCAAAGCATTGAATAATGATTGGTCTCCCAAATCTTGAGAAAAGAACCATCCAGTGGAGGCATCGGAAAGAGGCATCTCTTGCCAGTTCTGTTGGATATCCGCTGTGAACTCAGATGTAGCGAGTCCCAAGATGACACCGAGAGATTTTGTGCCGCTAGCGAGCTTATCAGCAATATTCCTATCGAAGGTTTCTCCGAGGAAATATTTCTTCTCATTATCGCCAGCAAAGGTATTGACCAATGTTGGGTTCGTGTTGAAGACATTTCGGATGTAAAGCTTGCTGTTTTCGTTGAAGTTGAAAACAACCTTATCAGTTACACCTGAAGCATCTCGAACTTGTGCTGTGTATTGGTGAGGAGTGTCGTCGGACAAGAAAAGTCCAGCCGTGCCGCTGGCAGTCGTGTCTCCGTCAGCCAAGGTACCCGTAAGTTCAACAACACCCTCGGAGCAATAGAAGATTGCTGCCAGCGAGCCTGTGTCTAGAGCTTCGAGATTTGAGCCGGACTCCACCAAGAAAAGACCGTAAGCGCCACCATTGGCTGGATCTGAATCCATTGCCTCTGAGTTGGTTTCCCAGCCGGCACCACCGAGTGCTGTTGGGTTAGCATCTTCGATGCCTGCCAATCTCACAACCGTCAGGGGGCTTTGATTTCTGAGGTATGCCTGGGCGGCATAAGAAGCATAAGTCGGGGCAGTGGAATTAGGTCCGGCGCGCCAGGCATCAGGGACACCTCCTCCGAAAACGGGATTACCGAATGTTTCAACGAAGTCTGAAAACGAGTTAACTTGGACAGGCACCATTGCTGGTCCTCTCGCTGTCCTTCCTATAACTACTGGTCCTACACCCTCTGGTGCTTCTGGTAACTGTGAGTTGTCAATTTCATCAACGAAAACTCCAGGTGATACGAACTTGAATTTCTTTGCCGACATATCCTTTTACTCTCCTCTACAAATAACAATAGTAAAACATTCGTTATTTTTCTTTAAATGTGAATCTAGCCTGTTGTAAATAGTTTTAAAATACTCTAAATGCTATTTTTTATTCCCTATACTTTCCCCAATTATCGGGATGTTCTGGATCTTCTCCCACGATTACCCTTTCTCTTGGTGTCTTCAGCTTTACCGCGTTCTCTCTTTCTACAATTTGGGGCTGCTCTTGGTTGTCTTTGGAACCAATTAAATATCCCAATACTTTTACATCGAACGATGTCTGGTAGATTCTTTCTTCCTCGTCGAGACTTCCGGCGTTGTTATTCTGCTCGTAAGATGGCTGAAAGAATCCCTCATATCGGTGACCTTCTTTCTTCATAATAAAGCTGCTGATGTTTCCAGTGGAGACAATGAACGGTTCGTTCATCTCGTTAATCTGTTGTTGGTACTCTGCCCTTAAGCTGATTCGATACATAATACTAATGTATGTTGGGATCGGAATCGATTTATGGGTATATACTATCTTATTATCCTTCTTCTTTACCTTAAAGTTTAGCTGTCCGGTTTCTCTCTTTGAGTCGGCATTCTGAAAGTTCTGGGTCTTTGATTGATTTATGGTGGTGGCTAATGGTATCGAGCCTCCCCTGTAATCGTTTATGGGAAATATGTTAGCCTGTAGAGATCCTTTGAATGATGGATCTTTTTCCATACTAATCCTCTCAACTGTTATGATGGGATATATGAGAGCACCCTCTTTATCCCGTAGCCCCTTGTCTCTCTTTGCCTGGTATGCTCTTTCTGCCGATACCCAAATGACCGGTACCTTTTTCCAGCCTCGGTTAGTTGTGGCGAAAGCACTGATCTGTTGGTCTACCCACTCGTGCATGGCTCCATCTATGTTTTCTAAATTTGACGGGCTCAATACCGTTATCTTTTCTTTCGTCATAAGTCTTTCCTATATCATAAATGGGCTTGGGTGCCAGACACAATTTTCATTCCAATACCATTTATTCGCCATAACGAAAGAGGCTATTGGTGGTGATGGGAGATCGGTAAGGTAGAAATGGTATCCCACATATTCACACGGATTAGAGTCGAAATCTTCCAAGATCTGGTAATCTAAAGAGCCAGAGTCGGCGCCGGAGTAGATGGGAACTGCTCCGGATCCGGATACATGACTGCTAACTGGTGCCGAAGAAGAAGCGGGAGTGGTTAAATAGACATAAGAAGTTTCTGCTGCTGTTGCCTTGTACTTCTCTATGGTAACTTCCGGCATACTAGACTCTTCGAACATACCATCCCTTGCTCGAATACACTTTGCTGCAATCTCCATCTTGTGATCAACTTGACCGAAAAGTTCTCTGGGCTGTGCTAGTGTTACTATTTCATAAAACAAGTTGCCGTAAAGAACAAAATCTCCCTCTTGAACTTGTAGATCTTGATCCTCCGTCAACCTTCTTTTGTGGAAGTTGATTGTGATGCTGGATCTTCTATCTATTCCGAAGCCTGTCGTGCTTGTCTGAGAGCCTTCCCAGTTTATCAAAGCATTTACTCTTATCGGTGTAAGAAAGCTCTTGTTTATCGCTTCGCCATATAGAGAGTGGTAGTTAGTATGCTTTAAGCTAACAGGATAATAGATAATCCCCTGCCCGATAACTCGTTCGATTAGCTCATCGTTAACCTGCTTAACTAAGTTTCTTTCTTTCTCCCCAAGAAACATAGGAGGAGGAGGATTAGCGGGTTGCTTCCAAGTAATGTTTTCAGCCACTGTCTATTCTCCTCTCACCCTGTGAAAATGTTCATTGGAATTTTTGCCTGTAAGTTTGCAGTTGCTTCCATGATTTCAGCATCTTGTTCCACGAGCTTATTATATGTCATCTCATCTAGCACAGTCTTGAGCTCTTCCCTCAGCATACCTTGTTCCTCTTTAGCTTGAGATAGTAGAGAGTCTCCGTTTAGAGTTACCGACTCGCCTGGGATTGGTATTGTTGTGAACTTATTTCTTACAAGTCCCAGTGTCTCTTTACATAGAGAGAGGGCGAATCTTCTTATCCACTGTTTACCAATCGAGTTTATGTTGGTGAAAGGAATGTTTGCAAACGGCAGAGTGTTCATATTGTTGACCCCTGTTCTACCAGTATCAACACCATCTTCGTCAAATATTGTGTCTGTGTCTACCGTAAACTCAAACCAAATTTTTGTAACCCAGTCTTTATCTGGAATTGGATATAGCCTTATTTTGTTATTCCTTATCTCGTAAGAGTAATGCGAGGTTCGTGTCGAGAGGGCATCCTCATATGCCATAGCTTGGAGCTTGTTTTGCCAGGTTGGTACCACTTCGAAAGTGCTATCATCCGAGTATTGCCCGTATGTGTTGAGGTTTCCTATGGTATTCAGTCCGCCATAGTATCCGTAAAATCGCCACATTGCTCTTGAAGATTTGTAAAACACTTTCTGAATTCTTACCTTCTTGGAAGTATCTATGTCGGAAAATGGTACTCCGCCGGCTGCAGCACTGGAGGAGACTATAGATTGTAGATCGTAATCTTGAACACCATCAGTTATATCAATAGAGGCAGAGTAGAATGTTAAGTTGCCACCAACTTGAGCTCTTTCCGAAGCAGCAGAAGCCATTGTGTTGGCATACCCTAGATCGAACCTAGGGTATCGAAGCTCTGCCCCAACTCCACTCAGTTCGGTTTTTAAGCTACCGTCGGTTAACTCACCGTCGCTATCGAAGGTGCCGGTTACTTGTCCCATCAAGTTTGAAATAGTGTTCTTGCTTTGATGGATATTTACAAGATATGAATATTCCAGGACAGCTTCTTCGTATGCCGCATAGACATTTCGAGTAGTCAATTCTATATCGAGAACATCGCCGCCAAGCTTTCTATATGTGTAGGAAACCTGATCGACAGCACCAGAGATGAACTGCTCTCCCGTATATACCCCAATAGGCAATGATGCCGTCACATCAGTCCTAGATCCTGTTGCTGGGAGTGTTATAGCACTGACCGTTGAAGTTGGTGTTAGTGTAGGTACTGCCACAATATTTTTCCTCCGCTGCTAGTTGCCTTTATAAGTAGTTTGGGCAAAAAAGAAAAGAGCCCCCGAAGAGGCTCTAATTCTTTTTAGGCTGTTAAGGCAGTTCTTATCCGAGAAGATCTGTCACAACAACTAGCCCGTACATGTCCGGTCGTACCATTTTCTTAGCATACCGAGTCATCACGCCCTTGCGAGGCACGAAGTCTTCAGTACCAAAAATGGTAGGAGTGGTTTGGAGGGGCACATAAGGAGCATACACATATCCGCTTTCGAGGAATGAGTTTCCTTTACGTCCGACCAAAACGACATTGCGTGGGAAGTATGGGTCAACATACACATCCCATTTCTTGGAGATGCTTCCAACATTGATAGCACCAGCATTACCACGATCATCATCGTGAGTTACAGTTGCTTTAAAGCCAGCGGTAAACTCAAGGATGTTAGCAACCTCTGGTCCGCAGACCAAGAAGTTAGCTCCACCCCGTAATGTTTTACGATGGATTTGAGCCGAAACATCATTGATGGTTTCGAGAAGGGTTTCATACCATTCCGAAACGGTTCCCGTGAAATCAGCACCCAACATTTCTTCATTAGCACTCGTGCTAATTGGGGCACCGGTATCTCGGTTCAAGAACTTGC